TGTTGTTTATATGTTCTTCCATATCGTGAAAACGATTGATGTATCTTGCTGTAAATTCTGTTCCCTTTGTGCCTGTAAGCTTATGTGCTATAAATTCACAGCCTTTCTTAGTTACATTGTAGCAAGGCAAAGCTCGTCCAGTACTATCCTTATATGTACTTTCCGTAAAGAAATCACTCAACGCAATTTTGCTTTCAGCTAATTGCTCTGAATATCTACGGATATCGCGTATCAAATCAGTATGTCTTTTATTTACCATTTCTGCTACTTCAATGCTTATTATTGTTTGTTCAATTTTAATCATAAATTCAATTTCTCCTTGATTTTCAGAATGAAATCCCTTATTATGAAAAAGGAATCCCTTTTGTGGTTTTCTTTTGAGTAATCACTTGTGTCGCTAAACTTAAAGTGATTGCTCTTTTTTTGTTTTCAGTTCAGTATTTACCAACTCTATTATAATATCTGTAACTGTTCTTCCCTTATTAGCTGCATATATTTTCAACTTTTTATGCAACTCATCATCAATTTTAACTGATAATAATTTCATGTACTCTCCTTTCTAACCATTTTGGTTTTTATGTGGTAATATTACTTCCATTTTGGTAGTATGTCAATATTTTTTTACAATTATATTTCTTTTTTTTCCCCTTTATGGTATTATTCATTAAAAGGAGGTGGCTATTTTGTCAAATTTCTCTGAAAATTTAAGACTTCAACGTCAAAAGAAAAACTTAAGTCAAGAAGAACTGGGCAATCTTATTGGAGTATCAGGTGTTACAATAATGAGATATGAAAAGGGCACACGCGAACCAAAGCTTGAAACAATAAAAAAAATTGCCAATGCTTTAAAAATTCCTGTTTCAGATTTAATTGATATAAATTCTCCTATTATTGATAAAGCTACTAATCGTTTTATATCAGGTAAACATCCTGAAGAAATAGAAACTTATGGTGATATAATAGACGACATTGTAATGAATTCAGAATTAGGTTCTACTATTAATAATTATCAATCTGCTGTAGCTGAACTAAATCAATTAAGATTGGATATGATACTTCTATGCTATCAAGCCCTTGATGAAAAAGGAAAAGAAAATTTATGTAATTATGCAAAAAAATTATTAAAAGATGCTCAAAATGAACAATAACTAATATGTATTTTCTTAATTTGATATATATAAGTAAATATCTTAATAAGGAATTGATAGCTTGCCCATTTAAGCAAGACAATCAATTCCTTATTTTCTTTGTATAGTCTTTAATGCAACTTTTATATAAAAATTGCACCCACAGCGTATTGCTATGCGTGCTTATTAACTAATATTAAATTATGTTGCACCGGTGCAACTTGAGTATAAAAATACCACCAATCTCTCGACTGGTGGCTACAAAACTGATTATTTTATTTCTGGCCAATCCGTAAGTTTATCACTTTCTTCTTTAAGCCTTTCTTCTTCTTTTTCAAAATCTTCTATTGTCCAATCCGGATGATGTATCACAACATCCAAATAACATCTTATTCTATTTCCTGCCATGATATACCATACTCCTTTCTAAACTCATTAAGTGCTTTTTCGTAAGCCTCTTTAATATTTAAATTGTATTCTTTTGAACAATATTTGTCAATCCTGTTATCTAACAAATAAGGTAAAAATGGTTTATCTCCTACGGAATATTTATATATTCTTCCATCATGTGTTACTACTATTCCATATTGATATCCTCTTGCCCCAGCAGCAACAAAATCACTTCCATTAGGTAATAAATTTGTTGGATGATTATGTATTCCTATTATATCATTTTTGTGCTTATTTATTATAGACATTTGCTTCTTATTTAGTTCAACACCTATTGCATCAGGCTTTCCCCTTACATTAAGCAACACCTGTCTATTAGAAACGCTTATCACACATAATCCCTCAGTATCACTACTGTTATTACTTCTCAATATATCCATTGATTTACTATATATTACATTATTTAATTCCATATCTTTGCTAATCTTCATATATTCCGCATAATCTTTGGAATTAATATAGTCTAGGTCTATTTTATTCGTTCCTATTCTCTGAGAATTATTATCTATATATCCCCTCTCATATTCTTTTGAAACATTCTCCCACTGTTCCTTCCTTACCTCATACATTTTCTTATTATCCGAATCCAGTGAATACTTCGACAACCTGTCAAACTGCTCCACCATTCTGCCAGCATATTGCTGTTTCTGGTCCTGTCTGTAATCTTCCTTTACCTTTTCCAGTTCTTTCTTTGTAAACTTGCCGTCTGGCTCTTCATCCAGCTCTGGAAAGTATGTTGTATGTATGTCTTTACAGTTAGGATGGTAAAGCCCTGCTGCCATAGCAGAAGACATAAGTGGATAAGGACCATCAGATGCCTTACCTCCACTCCACACATCATCTATGAGAATTTTTCCAACAAACGGAAGACATTTAGGACAGGCATTAGCACGCTTATTCATGACAACTGTACTAATTCCCCATGATTGTCTCATTTCGCCTTCTCCAGTTAGATATGCACGCTTGCTGGCTGTCTGAATAGCCATTCTGGCATAATCTTTTACTGTATGCCTTGCACCATTCGCATATTCAATACAGTTGATACCAGCTTTAAGGAAATCCTTTGTCGCCATATCAACAGCCTTCTCATATGTTCCTGCACCCGTATTCGCATACACCTGAGCATTGAATATTATCTGCCGGTATTTATCCTCCGACATTCTTAGCATAGAATGTTCAGCTTTGGCAAAATCTGCCTTTGTAGCTTTTATAAGTGCATCTAACCTCCTGGTATTTAATTTGAAAAAAGCACCCTCAGTGCCCTGTGACACTTTAGATGCTTTAAGTCCTTTTTTAATTGCTCTTAATATCTTCTGCTCCTGCTCTGTACCGCCCGTCTGCCTTGCCGTAAATATCATTGCATCAATTGAACCATTTATATCACTGAACTTACTTTGGAAACGCTTTTTGTTGTCGGCTTTATATTTTTCCAATGCTTTAAGCTGTTCAACCTGCCATTGTGACCAATTATAACCAAGCTCTGTCTCTTCTGCCCTGTGTCCGTCAAGATTTCGTATCATTGACGATATAAGCTCATCTTCTATGGCTCTAAAGGCTTTCTCTATGTCATAATCCGTGTTAAGTTCCATAAATTACCTCAATCAGTCCGCCTGAACTGAAAACTCATCAGCCTGCATATTAATGCCAGGTTCTTTCATCTGTGAAATTCCCTGTTCAGATTTAAGCCTTGCTATCTCTTCCTGCTTCCATTTATCATCCTTGGTATCTCCATACAATTCATCAACAGCTGCAGCTATACTCATAATGCCGCCCTGTTTGGCTTTACTGACTGTCTCAACCTGTGATTCAAAAGACGGATTTGCATATTCCCCAAATGTCACATCAACATCAATATCTTTTATTACTGTTTTATTATATGTATCAACTGCTCTGAATACTGTATTTACAAGTTCAGGTAAAACCTCCTGCAACTGCTCCACTATATTATTACGTGTATAAAGAGTTGCTTTTTCCTTTTCTCTTTGTGCATCAGCATTATCAAGTTTCTTTACATCAATACCTAGAGTTGAAGGACTCATTATTCCCTGCAAGCACAAATCAAGAGCCGTAATATAAGTTGCAAGATAACTCTCATGAGGTATATTGCTTTGCTCCCGCTCAATTTTGGGGGCTGCCTTTTCTGCCATTGAAGTCTCTACTTGTATATAAGCATTATCAAACGCATTAGGCTTTAATACCGCACCTGTATCCGGGTCTCTCGGAAGCATACTTTCAGGAATATATTCTTTTGTCTTATTTAACCTTAGTGCCTCCATCCACTGTGACCAAGCCTCGTCAAGTGCGTCAAAATTATCAATTTTACTGTCAAATATACTCTTTCCTCTGCCTTTGAATTTTGCTGACTTGTAAAACATAAGTGGAACCGCAAGCATAAAGTTGTCATTCCATGTTACATTTTTCAATCCTGCAAGCTCTGGAACTGCATCGATGTTGTATTCTCTGCCGTTCTTTGTGAGCTCATATGCAATATATCCATGACCGTAATGCTCTAAAAGCACATATTCCTGTCTGTTGCTCACATACACAGTTTTAAATACTATCTCCTTGATTCTACCTCTCTGACGAATTACATCTATCATATCTCCGGGATAAAACTCGATTATCGGATATCGACTCAACAACGTATCAAAAGATACTTTGAATGCTCCATCTCCAATATAAAGAGTCTCTGTTATCGCTTCTTTTACAAGCTCCTTAAATTTATTATCATCTGCTATAGCGTTCCACTCCTGCTGTCTGCTGCCAGCATCAACAATATTCATATCGCCTACTACAATACCAGCAAGCATGTCTACAATCATAGATGGAATTCCAACATGTATCTTCCTTATCTCCATTCCTGGAGTACATTTTGCCGCCCAAAATCTTGTCTTATCCCCATTGAGTTGTGAATACAGCTGTGATAGTTCCTCGCTCTCGCCTCTGTACCATATTCTGTTTTTTATTGCATTTGCTTCATAATCAAGGACTTCATTAAGCTGTATGCTTCCTATCTGTGCTGGCTGTATCCTAAGCCATGTTCTTATTCCCTGTCTTATCTTATCTGCCATAGAATTAAATATATTCACCTCTCTACACTCCTATCTTGTCACTGTATGGAATCCAAGCGTACTGCACACTATTTACCATGTGGTCATTCCCATCCTCCGGCGTACAGTCTTTATCTTCAAGCCAACTGTATACCTGCAGTTCTCCCATATAATTTGTACATGTATCAACTACATAAAAATCAGGTTCCTTACCTTTCTCATCATTAAATGACATCCAGCCAAGCTGTAAATTAATTCTGTCTACTATTGTCATTGCTTTATATGCAGCATTAAATAAATACCTGCAGTCCGGATGCTCACGTTTATATTTTACAAGCTCTTTTATTGTTGCCTGATCGGCAGAATCAACAAATACATTTTTTGCCATGCTTCCCCATTCTTTTCTGTTACGCTCTAAGAAATCAACATAATTCCTTACTGTATCAGAAGGTGCTATAGGCACATCAAGAGCCGCATTATTATATGTTTTTTCAGCAAGTACAATACATTTTCCTTTGTTTGTTATGCCTACAAAGGACATTGCTATAGTATCCGGACTCTTGCTTGAATACGCTGTATCAAGCCCGCTTGTATATATTGTAAACCATTCTGTCTGCGTATTATCGCATTCCTGCCTAATATAAGATTTGGCCTGTTCCTTTGTAATAACATGTCGTCGGCAGAAATTACAAAAGACAAGACCCGTGGCCTTGCCTCTTAATCCCAATATCTTATTTTTATATATTTTAGTCCCCGGAGGATAACTATTTTTCTTCTGCTCTATCTTTTCAGGCGTCATGGATATGTTATCGATCATATTAAAGAACCAATATACCCAGCCTTTAATGGGTTCACAAGCATTAATATCTTTCCAGATTTCTTCCGGTACGTCTGCCTTGTACTTATCAATCGGTCTTGCGTGATTGATGTACTCTGAATATATAGGTAATGTAGGTGCATCGGGATTAAGCGTACCTACAAAGTATTCAGAACGTCCAAATATCTCTCGTATGAAGTCTATGTTAGCTGTATTGCACTCATCTACCCACACACATCCAAACTGCGAACCTAAAGCATTCTTCCACTTGCTGGCATTGTCGTAACCGAGAATATATATTATCTTGATAACATTCCCGTCTCTGAATTTGATATGCGGAAGTTTATTTTCTTTATCACCATTACCGCAATATTCCAGATTGGGAAATATCTGAAGCAAACCCATATCTGCGTTTATGATATTCTTCTCAATAACACCGGTCGTATTACCAGCTATAACATGCAGCTTCATGTCTGATTCAGCTACATTCATAATAAACTTAACAGCTACTGTTGTTGTCTTTCCTGATGCAGTTGAACCTTCAAGGAACTCTGCTCTTGCTGGTGTGTCTATGAAATCCCAATATTTATCACTTAAAAGCATCTGGGTCACCTCTTGCCTTCCGCTGTGCAAGAAGCTCTGAAAGCTCGCTCCTGGTTGTATCGTTTACATTGGCTTCTATCTTGTCTGTAAAGATGCCTAAATGCTTGCCAAGAAGCTCTAAGGCCTTAACCTTGTCGCAGGACTTAACCTCTAACCCCTCTCTGCCTTTCTTGATAACAGCAAGTGCCCTCTTCTGTTCCTCTGTAAGTTCTTCCGTAAGTACCGGCTCTACTGTTCTATACATAACAGGTTTACCATCTTCATCCAGCACATCCACAAGTGCTCCACCTACTTCTGCTTTCATCTTCTTTTCAACCACATGTGCATAATCAGCATTATTAGAAAAAGCTATCAAGGCAAGTTCCTTGATAACTCTCTCCTGGGTTATCTCTGTACTCCTTGATAGCTCTTTTTGTCTCTTTGCTATATATTCTTCAATCTGAGGTTTTCTGAGGTTGTCTGCTCCTGTTCTATACGCTGTTTTTTCTGAATATCCTGCCCTAATAGCCGCCTGCGTGGCATTAAGGTCTATAAGGTATTCATCACAGAACCGCTTCTGTTTTGCTGTTAATGACATGCAATCAGCTCCTTTTAAATTTTTCCGTATTGGCATTCTCTATTTGTAATGTTTTTATTGCACTTTGTTTATCTTTTATTTTTTTATCAACATTTATAATTTCTTTAATATTTTCATTATACGTGTTGCACGCTTCTTCGTTTTCACTAATAGTATTTTTCATATGATTGTATTTTATTTTTTTAAGATATTTATCTTCTTTTTTACTTTCTTTTAAAGATAAAATAATCCAAAGTGCTGATAGAGCCAAAACTATTGCCAAATAAAATTTTTTGCTATATTTTTCATGTTCAAGCAACAGCATTAATATACTTAATAATACAGTAATCGAATTCATAAACGCTGCCGAAATAATTATGTATATTTCGCTCTTATCATCTTTATTAAAGCCATATACTAATGTATCTCCCATACAAGCAATTAACCAATAATAAAAATATGTACACAATGAAACCGCCAATATTAAAATAATGGTTCTTATTAAGTCCTTATCATAATACATATGTTCATCCCACAGATAGAATAAAATTACAGTTGGCAAGATGCTTGAAACTACTATAATTAAAGCTTGTTCTCCTTTTTTTATAACAAAATCTGCTGGCAACTTTTCACTAATTTCTCCCATTCTTAATCCTCCTAATTATATTTATAATATAACTAATCACATCAAAAGTCAACAAAGCAAGGCACCAGCTTTCGCCGATGCCTCAGAGGGGGGAGTTTTAATGATTGTATTGGCTGTCATCAGCCTATGGTTCAATGAATTTTTCATCTGTTCCAGTTTAAATATTATCACATCAAAGTACGACATTTACGACAAACTTATAATTTTTTTAAATATCTTTCAAGTGCCTTTTGACAACTATCTGCTGTATGATTTTTTCCCATTCTGTGAGCTATCTGAACCCATGTCAATTCATCAATATAGCGATATGTAAGAAGTCTTCTTATCCTGCTGTTTGGTTCCGAATTAATAAATTCTTCTGCCACAGCTATCTGCTGCCGTATCTTCTCTTCTAGCTCCTGTAACTTAATTTTTCTCAATAGTAACTGTGATTTTTTCTCCGTATATATTGGATAGGGGAAACCTTCAATCTTAAAATGCTGTTCCCCGCCATTTCCTCCCGAAACGCTGTCAATAACGGCTCCCTCTTTTTCTAATTTTTCAATATACTGTTCAAGCCGTAATATAGCCTGCTGCTTGTCCTTATATTCTTCCTTTAAATCTGCTAACTGTTTTAAATACTCTTTTACATTCCCTTTTAAACTCATATATCCACTTCCCTTACACTTCCCTTATTGATTATATCTGTTTTTCATGCTACAATACATATGTTCGGTATATGAGTCTAGGAAGCCTGTGTATTCGTGTGTTACAGGCTTCCTTTTTCTTTGCTTGAATATGATATGTATATTACTCTTTACGAGTTTTTAACATTCCTGTCTCATTGCATATCTTACAGCTCTTATAGAATTTGCACTCTTTTTCTTCCCATCTGCTCTGTTAAATATACAGTCTTTTTTCTCTGCCATGTTATACCTTCTTTCTGTCAAATCTTTCGCCCCGGCAATAATAGTAATCCTGCGTAGGCATGTAACCGTCTATTACTGTTTTGTCTTTACATGTGTATTTATCTTCCTGACATCTGCAATTAGTACAATTTTCGCAGTTGCAATATGTTGATAACTTGTTTTTACGCATTTTCTCCATCTCCAAACTCTTTAACTCTTGATTCATATGGTTTGGGTAATTTCATCCAAGCTATAACCCTATCTTCAATTGTGAAATACGAATAATCATCACAATAATCACATACCTCATACCAACCTTGGGGAATCCAGTAAGTATCTTCATCTTCTATGTACTCCCAATCATCAGGAACGTCATCTGACATATTCCAACCCATATCCTCTGCAGTACAGTGATGATAAGGAATGTAAATAGCTTTCAGCACTCTCTGATATGTTTCTCTTGCATATTTTTCTACTGTTACAAGTACTTCATCAGAGCAACATTTCTTTTCACATTTTGGCACCGTATTTTTATTCCATTGAGCCATTTTCTCCACCTCTCAATTCTTCGAAATAGAATTTTACATCGTCAGACACATACTTAACGATTCCAAACCGCTCCGCCACTTGATAAGGTATGCTGTCACGCATAAGCCTTTTATGTATTTCTGAAAGATACTTTCGAAATCCCTCGACATCTAAAGTGGCTTTATAGTGGTTGCAGCTCCTACAAGCTGGCATGTAATTTGAAATGTCGTCTGCTCCACCTATCCTGAGTGGTGTTGCATGGTCTACCTGCATATCTTTGTAAGCTATTTCTGTGCCACAGTAAGCACAATGTCCGTTATACATGAGATATACAGATTGTCTCACTTTTTTAGGTATTGCTTTTCTTTTATTCATTCTTACCTCTCAATTCTTTCAGCTTTGCTTCTGCTTCGGATTTTGTGAGGAAGACGACTTTTCCAATTTTCGTGCGTTCCTGTCCGACATGCATTCCATGCTTCATTATTCTTCCATGCATATAACGCTCTGTGTTATTCTGCCATATTCTTTAATGGATCTTTCGATTATGTCCTTATTCATTCCCGTACCTCCCGATTATGTCTTTTTCTTTGTAAATCATGTATTCTGCTGAATTTCCCTGTACGGCATATTCTATACTGCCGTCTTCACGAACAGCTATACGCCGTATCCTTGCTTTTATTAACACTTCATCATCAATGCTATACTTAGTTTCCATTCTTCTCCTTTCCCCCGGAAGCCGAAACTCCCGGGTCTGCCGTCAATTTTGTGATATATATATATTTGACTTTGAATTAATAGGTACCGCTTTTTACTCTGTTTATGTCTTCATTAAGACCTGCTGCTTTTTAATGTTACATATCTTTTTAATTCCGTTATTATTGATTTACAGTTTTCCTCGACTGCTGCCACATTGCTCTCTGACGGAATGATAAAGCCGTCTGAATAATCCCTTATGAACAGCTCTATCTTTCTGCCTGCCTCTTTTATCACTCTCCAGCATTCCTGTTCCGTCTCTTCGATATTCTCTGCTGTTTCCAGTTCTTCCTGCTTTTCATTTTCTTCTGTACTGTCTTTTGTTTCCGGCATATATTCAGGATGGTTTTCAATGCTGTCCTGTCCCGGTATCTGTTCATCCTCCGGCTTTTCTGACTCTTCATCCTCTGGTATCCGGCTTTGTGGCTGTTCCGGCTTTTGAACCGCACGTACTACTTTCTTCTCTTTGCGTACCGCTTTCTTTTCCGGATGTTGCACCGGTGCAACTTCATCTTTTTCAGGATACGGTTCGTTATACATTTCCGCGTATGCCTCTTTTATATCATCAGAATCTGTATTAAATACCCTGCTTGCTGCCGCCATGACTGAATCAGCTTCCCATTCTGTTTTTTCGCTGTTTCTGACGTTTGTAAGTGTTATTTTTTTCTCTTTTGCCCTGACTGACATCATAAGCCTGCCTATGCCCGGAAGCCTTACTGAATAAATCATGTCCCCTGCCGGTGCAAGGGCTTCAAAAAGCTGCTCCTCATCATGGTCTTTTGCTTCATACAGCCTGTCAAATATCTCAACATTGTCATTCGCAATCTGCCTGAATGCCTTTTCAAGCTCATTCATTTCTTTCGTTTCTTCTGATGCCGCCTCTGACTGTTCAACAAGCAGTTCAAGATCAGATATTTTCTTTTCTTCGTCATACTCACGCTTGATGTCTGCTATTTCCGCTTTTGAAAACTCCGGTGTAAGCTCCTCGATGATTGCATCTGGAAGCTGGAGCATTTCTGCAAGCTTTGAATATCCAAAACCTCTGTACTGCTCTTTTAAATACTGCGAATTGCCTCCCTCGCTGAATCTGTCATTTATATTGATAAAACGTGATACCGTCGTCTTATCAATGTGGTATTCCGCTTTTGCAAATTCTATAACATTTGAATATCCGGATTCTTTAAGGATGTCCGTATCCCTTGCCTTTTTAAGAAGATAGCCTATCCTTACAAAGCCTTCTGCCGATTCTGCAAGCTGGCGGTCAAGCTCTGCCTTAAATGTTCTAAAATCTTCTATGTGCTCCAATTCGTTCATGCTGTCTTTCTCCTTTTTCTGCTTTCCAAATAACTTACATACTGCTCAAGCAGCGGTTTTATAATCTCCTCTTCCGGCTTTGTGTCGTTGTGGCCATACCACTGCCTTATACAGGTGCCCTCTATCTCTATTGTTATGTACGGCTCGTCTGCCATGCTGTCTTTTCTAAGCAGAAGAATAAATCTCCGCCCGTTGTTATAATTTTTCATATAGCCCTGTGCATCAGAACCCACACAGTGATGCAGGATTCTTCCTTCCATCACAATCTCACCCGCATCCTTTGCCGGACGGATAATATAACCCGACTGCTGCCATGTGTACGCTCTGCTTATCTTTTTGCTGTAATCTGCTATCTTTGGATATTTTTCCAGCATTTCTGCCATATATTTTTCAGACCTCTTCAGTTCGTTTTCCCGCCTTATCCTCGTATACGTTTCATACAAATTACCCGGGCGGAGATATACGTCATTTGACAGATCATCACCGGCCGATATACGTTCTTTAAGATAATCTGCATATTCACGAACGGCTTCATATTTTGTATTGTAGTGACCCTGACCTATATATCTGTTAATAACATTGTCAAGCCTTTCCGGCGTAAGATATTTAAGCACAAGCTCTAGGCCACTGTAATTACCATGGCAATTAAGATAGTACATAAAACCTGTCTCCCACTGCTTGAAGGGAATACTGTTCCTGTGTGCTACATGTGTAAATTCAAGCCTGCTTGAATCTTCCCCCAGCTTTATCCAGTTAAGCTCTTCTTTTGTTACTTTTAAGGCATCTGCTGCCGTTACAGCTTTTTTATTTATTTCCTTTGTTACTCCCTCTTTCCAGAGAATGCGTGTGCATATCCCGTTTAATCCTATCTTGTAAAGAGTTTCAATCTGCGGACAGCGTGCATAGCTTACAAGAGCCTGTATTTTTGCCAGTATCCGGTCTTTCTCAAGATAGGACCGGAGAAGCGTATGCAGACCCTCCGGGCAGTATCTTAAATCACTTTCACATACAGCATCTGCACCTATACAAGACACGTCTTTTGTCTCTACAAGTTTTCCGGGATACATTGAACGGCTCCATGTATTTCTGTAATCTTTTATATAAAATCTTGCATATCCGCGTTTTAAAAAAATTCTTTCATACTCCCTTGTATTGCTGTTCATCATGCTGTACCGGCTCCTTGTTACATCCGTATAAAACGCCCTTATCAGCAGCATCCCATCAGAAAGGCACTGATACAGCAGTGTTGTAAATGCGTCATTTGATATTTTCGCACGTCCAGCCTGTATAAGCACGCCGCTTTCACCACATCTCTTGCATTTGTAAACTTCACCTCTCTGTGGCATATATAAAGGCCTCATTCCACATGTGCAGAAATCTTCTGTATCGGTTCTTTTTGTGCGTTCGGTATAAGTCTCACCGCACTGTGCACATGTATATTCAGCCTTATTGCCGCTTCTTTTGTAATACATGCGATTTGTTGCCGCTGTGTCTTTTTTAATTGTTTCTGAAAACTCCTGCGGTACTTCCGGTATATTGTTAAAAAGAGTCTCCATCTCGAGAAGGCTGCGGTATTCCCTCTCCCTTGTCTTTTTATAGTCAGCCTCTTCCTCAACGCGGAATATATCTGCACCATATTTATGTTTTTCACCGCTGACTGCCTCGGCAAATTCTGTTATCTTCTTTGTATCTGCATCGCTTATGTAAGCATTTTTAACTTCGCTATAATACTTGTTGTTCCATCTTATCCTTTTATCCCATTTTGCAGTCTTATAGTCATAGTTAGCATAATCATTAAATCCTGCTGCTATTCTGTAAATATGGGCTTTTTCTTTCCACAGGTCAGCTATCAGATACGATTCTGTTCCAATCTTTACAATGTCGGCTGTTATGGTACATTTTCTTTTGCCTGCCGGCTTTCTCCCTGCATATTCAAGAACGCTTTTCTTTTTCATCAGTCTTCGCCTCCAAGATAGTAAGCACGTATAATCTTATAGGCTCTTCCCATTCCCGGAATTCCCATTTTTACTGTTGCGGTAATCCCAGCCGCCTTTACTATTTCATCCGGAACCTGATATGCATTTTTAAAGCTCCATTTCAGAAGCTCTGCAATACAGCCCTTTATGCTTTTCCCCTTTTTTCTTACAGCTATTGCCATCTCCGGATGCTCTGTAGTATATTCCCGGATATAATTTACCCAGTCTTCAACTATCTCAACAGGTTTAAGCTCTTTTGTCTCAACGTCTATCTTTCCAAGTGCCGACATTAGAGGCGTTGCAAGCTCTGCCACGTCACCATTTATATAATCTTCGGCATCCGGCTTTTCAATGCCGTTTTCTCCTGCAAGTTCATACAGTGCTGTTAAATCTCCCTGTGCAAGCTGTCCTGCGGCAGCCTCATTAAGTTCCTCAGCTGAATCAAATTCACCAAATTTATCAAACATACTTATTCCACCCTTCTGTCATTTTTCGTCTGCCCGCATATGTCCATACGAACAGTAGTTATATGTGTATCTGCCTTTTTTCTTCTTCCACGCCCACGTCTGTGTTTACCATCTTAACCTCCGTTATCAATCAGCTCGGATTCATTTACATCATCTTCCCGCTGATTAAAATTATTAAAGTTGTTTTTTGATTCACGCATGTGCGTATTATTATCTTGTCTTTTTCTATATCTATATATGGCTACGGTTTCTCCTACGGTATTCCCTACGCTTTTCCCTACGCTTTGTACTTCGGTTTCTCCTACGGTTTGCACTTCGGATTTGAAAGGGTTTATTTTGTATTTATTAGGACTGCCTTTTTTTCCTCTCTGAAATTCTATAAGCCCGGCTTCAATTAATTTATTTCTGTTTTCGATGAGCGTAGCCTCTCTTGTCATCAGACAACGTGACATTACTCGCTGGTTATCTACTTGTATCCACTCGCTCCACCCAGCCATGTTGTTAATACTTAACAGTTTGTAGTACAACAACTGTGCTGACCCCGGCAAGTAATGACTTTCGAGCCACCTTTCAAAAGCGTTAATCTGAGATAAATATTGTATTCTCATCAAACTACCTCTTTAATAAGCACTTCTATCCGCGGATTATGCTTATCTATATAAAATTTGTCTTCAAATCCTGTTATGTTGTTCCAACCATCATTATCAAGCACCCTGCACTTAACAAGTGCATCCTGTATAAATTTGTGTGCGACACCCGCAATGTTATCGAGGTCACGCTTTCTGTTTGGCTCATAAAAGTCATATTTAATCATCACAGGCTTATTTATATGTAGATTCTTCAAATCACGCCTTACAGCGTTTGCTATAATTATCTGATATTGCTGTTTCATATCATTGCCATTGCTATGATGATTGCGAAAACTTCTCTCTGCCTTCAGATATTCATTTAATCCCGGAAGTGTTCCTTTTATTGTAAATCCGTACTCCATCCCTCTCCTTTCTGCTCCGGTATGATCCGGAGCTTGTAAACTGCACAAGTCAAAGATAGCTTTTCCCAAATTCTTTAATAAATTCCTGACGTGTACCATAGTAAATTTCATAATATTCCTGTGCCATTTGCTTTAACACCTTATCTATCGCTTTTGCCTGTGGTCCTGCATGCACACCGTTTGGATGTAAATCAGGTCTAAGCGGTACAACAAATCCATACTTCTCGCTTCTTTTCCTGTTAGCACCTCCAAATATATGATGCCTTTCTACCGGAGTCGTGTGCGAAAATATACATTCATCCATGTTATCCGTAAGTACGCTTGTAAGTCTCTTGCTCATAGATTCCACCTCTCTTTCATCTGTGCCAGTTCCACCGGTGACATTGTGTCTATTCCAATATCTTTAGCTTCTGCAACTGTTCCGTCAATTAATACACACATTTCATAAGAGTTATATGTATGACTTCCTCTTATGATTTTGTAAAAATACACTTCACCGCCATTCTCAATTTCATATTTGATATATCTCAAGTGCGGCTCTTCCATTTCAAATGCAGCTTCTATAGGTATGTTTGTTTTTATTACTGCAGGTACTCCCTCAGACACTTCCATTGGCTGTCCATACTGCCCCAAAAGCATGTTTTTTATGCGTGCCTTTGATAACCTCTGCTTGTCTGCTATCTTGCCAACAAGTACATGAAAATAAGCATTTGCATCGAGGCTTCTTTTCTCTCTGTGCGGCTTAATCTCAATATCCAGCTTCTCTTTTTCTTTCAGATCAATAAATTGCTCAGCAACATCTTCATTTACTTCAACTGTCAATGTCAGCTTTGACGTCCGGAAATCTATTGAGACATCTTTATATTTTCCTGTACATTTCATTCTTCAATAACCTGCTTGGATGCTGTGGCCCTTAGTGCTTTCATTACAACAGGGAATATCCCTTCCGTAATATTTTCAAGGCTTTCGACATTGAAACGCTTACATATTGCTGCGACAGATACGCCCGTTCTTGCTATCTCCTGCTCAATTGTCATAATCTTAGGCTTGCTTATCTTCATTGCCTTAATTTCCGCCTCTTTTGCCTCCTGCTCTTTAAGTTCAGCCTCTTCCTTTTGCCGCTTCTGTTCCTTCGTGACCTTTTCTGCTGTGTCTGCCGTGTCGAGATTATCATCTTCGCTTATTTCCATAGCTATCATATAAAGGTATCTGCGTGCATAAGTTGTTACAGCTCCAATATTCTGCATGGCCGTAGCTCCTTGTATGCTCACATTGGCTGTAGGTATGCTAAATTCAATCACATCATCTAAATCCTCCAGATTAATAAGAGTGAGACTTGCTGTGTTTTCATTGATTGCAAATTTAAACAGTGTTTTATATGATGCTGCAATGCTGTTACATGATGGAAGAAAATCCGAAAGCTCATAATAGTCATATTTACTGTATGTATTCTTTCCTGTCTTAGTAAGTTTTTTGGATTGGAGTTCAACCCTCATCTGTGCAAGCTTCTCATAAATACTTTTAATATCTGACATATCAAACCTCCTTGTACATTACTTTAAGACTGTTGATATACTCACAAATCTTGTTCTTTTCAGATTCAGAACAATATATCTTTAATACATATTCATGCGGCTGTTCAAATGGTTCTGTATCAAAAGCCGCCGAAATATCATCTTCAGCATTGTTACAAGCCTCTATAAAGGCATCATCTGCACTTTTTACAGCACGCTGCACTTCTGTTTTCTTAATTTCTGTCTCTTTTTCTTCCTGTCTTTTTCTCTCTTCCTCTGCTGCTTTTCGCTCCTGTTCCCTTTTTAATATCTCAGCCTTGTCAGCTTCATACTTTGTAATCAGATTTACAGCTACAGACAAATCAAGTGTCTTTTTGAATGCTTCAAGTGCTCTTTGCTCAGCTTCACTGTGCATATTTTTTATTGTTTCAACAGACATTTTCGCATTATCTACGTATGTCTCTATTGCTTCCTTAATCTTTTTGGCTAATGTACCTTTATTTTCCCATGTCCTGTCATAAATTCTCTCTAATGGTATATATTCCTGCATTCCCTCAATGCAGTCATCATAAATCTGCTGTATTTCTTCTTTCTTCTGTTTAATACGCTTGTCCTCATATTCTTTCGTCTGCCTCGTTATCAATTCAATCGGTTCAGCTATTATATTTTGCAGTTCGTTAATCTTGTTCTCAAATTCTTCGTATGGCATCATGCACTTTTTCTTCACATCTTTTCTCTTATCATCAAGATGCTTACTTAGCTTTCTTAATGTTGCTACGGTACTCCTTGCTTCGCTAAGCGTATCCTCTGTAAAAGTCATTGACTTATACAATTCCATTGAAGCCTGCACGTTCGCCTTAATTTCTTCAAAATTACTAATATTTACAATACCCTCTGTCTGTTCTACAGACACAATCATCTCTTTCATCTTTTAATATCTCCTATGCTAATTTTCTAAATAAATCAATGCTTTCCTCACTATATATAATTCCATTGATTTCAAAATATGGCTCACCCTCATATATAGGTATTCCATATTCATCTGTCATAACAGACGTACTTTGTTGACATGCTCCACATCCGTCGCATTCACTACAGCCATTAATGCACAGCATATTTACTCATCCCTTCCGAATTAAAATTAAATTCATACTGACCACTTTTTGATGTTTTAAATTTGAGAAGATAACACTCTTTCTCTTCCTCGCAGTCGCATTTTTCTCCCGGGTCCAAATGCCCGCCGCATTTACTGCATATGTAGTCATACATTGCTTTTTCCTCCTAAATGGTCTACACTATCATTGAGTTATTAACTGAGTTGCGGTGTTGCCTCACTGCGGCTCTTTTTTATATTGTTGGAAGTCTGTAAGCTCCTTCCGGCACAAAGCTGAATATCTCCAATAATCTCAGCCTTGTGTACCATTTGGCAGCCAGCTCCGTGTTACCAATTCGAAGATTCTCATTAATTCTCTTGTTGTACGAAATTATCAAACCTACTCGTCGCATATTATTTTCCTTTCCTAAATTACAATATCCTTTGGTTCATTCGGATTCGTTAAATCCTTTCCCTCATTATCCCTGAAGAATCTTTCAAGCTCTGACTTTCTTATTCTTGTATGAGGGATTTTAAGCACCCTTATCTGATTTGCGTTGATAAGTGTATAAACATACTGTTTAGAAGCTCGCATGATTGTTGCCACTTCCTCCACTGTATACACCATATCCTCCGGCTCTCTCTTTATTGTTGCTATCTTCATAAGCCTGCTCCTTTCCTTAATCTATTTCCTCTTAGGTTCATGGCATAATACCAATATTGTTATGCAGATAATTGCTGTTATCGCTACTGCTGTATAATTCACGCTCTCACCTCCTTGTATGTTACTTGCTTGAAATATCTTGATTAATTCCGTTATAACTTCTATACTTTAATCGCAGGCTATTACCTTAGCCTAGTAATTAAGAAAGGAGTTATGTAAAAATGTGGGAGCTTATTAATAAAATATCTGCTATTTGTGGTATTCTTGGATTTTTAATTTCCATTTGCTCTATATTTTTTAATATCTTTATAATTAAAATCCTTAATTCTCAAAAACAGGAATATAATAAAAACAGCACTATACATTACGAAAAGTTACAATCCATCTTAGATTGTATTTATCAAGATGAAATTATCACACCCCAAATTTGCGACTCATTAATCCAAGAATTATTATCTATAAAATTAAACTTTTCATTAATGCTTTCATTTTTTTATCATTACAAAATAAGACATTGTATTAAGCAATTACAAAAAAACGAATTGGATGTAAATAATAAAATAATTCGCAATGATTTGAATTACATTGTTGCAAGGCTACAAAAAAGGAGTAACTATGAACACTGAAACTATTATTAAAGTTATACAAAAGTGTATTGATGACACAAAACAAAACAAATTATATTGGAAATTATTATCGTCTAATCCCACTTTAGAGAAGACTAAGCCTCTTAGTTTAAATAACATAACTTCAACAAGGTCATTAAATATCCCTCTTAATTTTTCTAGTGCTTATTATGCTAAATATAAAGATGGCTTTTTCTTTTTAAAACAAAGCACTCAGTCTGCACAGTTATCTTTTCTACAAGAAGGTACTATATTTTTATATGTTCAAAAAAGCTTAGAAGCATATTCTGAATTAATCACCGCTTCTGACAGTAATAATTCAGAGATAAATATTCTCCTTAGGCGCTTATTCATTATAGTAGATGCTCAAATTTCAGCTCCTGATAATTTTATTGACGATTTTTTAAATTCTTAGTCTTATGCATCTCATCATAATGCTTTCGGCAAACTCCTGCTCGCCATCCAAAGAATATCGTTGCCTTGTTTCTGCACCCTAAAACAAGGCAACGTTTTCGTATTCTTTTATAAAACTCCCCTCCTGCTTCATCATGTAAGCCAAATTCTTTTCTTAGGATGTTCTTACTTATTTGAACTGCTATACCAATTAAAATAAGTATCATTGATACATATACTATTGCTGTTACCATATAAATACCTCCTTGTTATATTACTTGCTTTGAATGTTTACTTGAATTATTTTCAAGTAAACATTCAAAAAAAATTAAAATTTTATCTGATTAAGAGTTACACCGAAATGCTCAGCAAGAGCTCTAACTTTACTTACTGCCACATTAGATATATCTTTTTCCCATGAGCAGTATGTTTGGGGAGAAATACCGATTTTGTTGGCAACTTGCTCCTGTGTTTCGTTTTTTCTTGCTCTTAATTCTTTAACGGAGAACTGCATTTCATTTGTATTCAACTTTTCATCACCTCATTTCAACTTGAATTATTTTCAAGCATATGTTACTTGATTTATATTCAAGTGTCAATACCTTTTTTGAATTTATTTCAAGTTTTTTTATCTCTTTATCAATTCTACTTGAATTTTCTTCAATTATATTATATTATTCAAATATAAATTAAGAAGGGCGGTGACATTAATATGTGCCTTGGTGAAAACATACGTTTTTTAAGAACTAAAAAAGGATATTCTCAAGATGACATAGCCAATATGCTTGGTTATAAATCATTTACTACAATACAAAAATGGGAGTCTGGTGTTTCTGAGCCACCACTTAAAGCCTTAAAGAAATTATCTGAAATATTTAATATAGATATGAATGATTTAGCTACAAAAAAACTCTCTTATAATACTAATGAAGATAATAATGTATATTATCTTGATGATGATGCAAGAGATATGGCTCAGTTCTTATATGAGAACCCCGACTACAAGGTATTATTTGATGCATCTCGCAAGGTGAGCAAAGAAGATATCGAAGTGGTTAAAGCCATTATAGATAAATTTGGCAAGCAAGGATAAGTCCTTTTTATTACCATCTTTGCCTGCTAAAATATTACAAAAAAGAACAAGTAGAGGAGTGATGCAATATGATATGTAATGAGGACGTCCACGTTGTAGAAATTAACCTTCCTAACAGAGTTAAAGGTTATACAATGGCTTTATTGGACGGAACATTCTGTGTTGTACTAAATTCTAACTTATCATTTGAGCAAAGATTAGAAACATACAACCACGAACTAAAACATATTTCCTATGGAGACTTTGGTAATGGAAATAACAACATTGATGCATTAGAAATAAATGCACATAAAGAATAAGGGGGATATTTACTATGGAAATATCAAAGGAAGATTTAAAACAACTAAAGAAAGATTACAATTTCATGTCTAATGTATTTTACATAACTGTACAATACATAAATGGAACAGCAGGATTTCCAAAAGGAAGTTGTAACATTGCACTTTTTGATGCTGGATTACTTCTTGATTGGATAGGAAGGGAAAAATTAATTTATAAACCGCATGAAATAACTAATGTATTTTTAGCAAATCCTTATATTGTAATAGAATTTAATGACAATAGTTTCTGGGTTTTATCTGCATCTGATAAAAAACTAAAAAAAATATATGATGGACTAATATGTATCGGTATTAATTCTAATATAAAAGATGTGCATCAATTTTTACAGAAAAATCTAATTACTGATTCCAATGATAATGATTTATCTAATAAAATAAAAATCTGTAATAATTGTGGTGATAAGTTGCTAGTAAAAGCTGTAAAATGCCCTTATTGTGGAAAAAAGGATACAGGATTTTATATTGTAGATAAAAATGATACTAAAAAAATAAATACAATAATAGGAAATGTTCCACATCCTAAAAATATCACTCCTATTTGGAATACAAAGAATACCCCTATTACCAAAAAAGGACAGATTAAAGAAAAGGTTAAAGAAAGTAAAGCTAATGGTATTGCATGTTGTCCTAAATGTGGAAGCACAAGTATAAGCTATTCTACCCAAAAATTAAGTGTTGGAAGATCTATTATTGGCGGTGCAGTGCTTGGAGGTGCCGGAGCTGTTTTAGGTGGTCTTTCAAGTAAAAAAGGTGTTGTTAAATGTTTGAATTGCGGACATAGCTGGAAAATATAATCGTTACATATATTGATTATAGTTTCACCGCCATAAAAAACCAATAAAAGCCCCCTGTGCTACCAACACAAGAGGCATTAAAAACGACTTACATCAAGCTGT